GCCTACGCCGTATGCATTTTCAGTAATTGTTTGATAGCTTTTGCTAACATTCAAATTTACTGCTAGACCTTTAGTTACGGGCACACTATATGTGGCATATGCAACAGTTTGCTTTGGATTTTTATCATCCCAGTTAACACGAGTTTTAACTCCTGCTAATGCAAATCATGGACCTGCTTTAAAGCCTGTCTGTGCACCAACTAAACCATATTCATAGTTAGTAGCAGGTTTGCCACTTAGACCATTATCGTAACCATAGCCCACATAAGGTGTAATAGGTCCGATTGTTTTTCCTACGGTTGTTTCCAAACTAGTAAATGTTCCACCATTGTTATGGTAAACACCTGTACGCTGTTGTAAACCAAATTGTAGTCCGAACAGTTCTTTTCCTGCACGTACATACTGAGCGGTACTAATTTGTTTCGTTGTTGCATCTCTAACGTGGTCAACATCAACAGATACAAAATCTGCTGCCATTGAAGCCGCTGCTGTTAATGCGATTAATGTTGCGATTGCAATTTTCTTCATTTAAACTCCTGTTGTTAAATATATGGTTAGTTATTCTGTTACGAGGAAACTAACCGAAACCCTAAGCTGAGTTTAGGCAGCTAATGCGAACAATTCGTCGTTTGCGTTTACGTTGTTTTAGTTTTAACATCTACTCTGATGTGCTGTCCACTCTGTTACTTGTTGCCCTGTCGAATCTAGGTCAGGCCCATCAAAAGATATATCGCACTTAAAGTCGGAACGCGTCCCACAGCTATCGATCGCTTCAATATACCTTTTGGTGGACCTGGGGGGATTCGCACCCCCGTCCAGAACACTTTTCTCTTTGCTTCATACAACAATATTATCTAACGGCCTCTGTGTGTTTGTGCTTTACAGATTTCTTTAGAATTTTGAACCATAATTTTTTAACTTTATCTAAATTATGATTAAATTCAGCTTTGTTTAATTTTAAAATTAATTTTTTAACTTTCATCTTTAACTCCTTTATTATATATTATAAGAATTAAGAAGTCAATACAATTTTGTTCAATTCATAATTTTGCCTACATTCAAGCAAATCTTTTACCCACGTGTTGCGTTTTTCTACAAATAATAAAGGCTTGTCATCCTCCACCGCCATAATTATGACCAATTTATCTATTGGTATTCCTGTTCGTTCTTCATACATTATAGCATAAGCTGCACATTGTATAAAATAACTATGGATATCGTCTCTAAATTTTTCTCTCGTTGATGTTTTAAAATCTATTACTGATAGACGACCTTCGAATTCTGCAATACAATCAACTGTACCTGCAAGGCGTAAATGATCCGAATATAATTTTTGTTCTTGAAAATGTATATTATCTATTTTATCCAATAATGACAAAGTACTTTCAAATAACTGCTGTTCAAAAATAGTACGAATGCCCAGCTCTTCGTTATTCAAATAATTCTCACAAATTTTGTGATATCGTGTTCCTCTATTTGTTGCACGCTTAGTTATCTTATTTGCTTCTTCCTCACCAACTGCTTTTCTCCATGCAACAATACCATCCTTACTCAAGGAAGATAGTATTGTTGTCACAGACGGATATTTGTTACCCGTTGGTGTCATATAATACCTTGTCCCATTTTCCAATGTGACTGATTCCAAATCAGGAATCTTTTTCACCTCAACATGATTAAATTTCATTTATTATCCGTGTAAAACTTCTACCACATGGTTATAATGATGAATACGATCGTCAAGACCAATTGTGCCACCATTAATTTTCTTTGTCATTGTAACTAAGTCTTGAGTATCAGCGTAGTCATTTAACATCTTATCATTCCAGAACCAGCATGCTGAATGTAAAGCATAGTATGGTTCCATTAATAAATCAGGATTATCTAAAATTGTGTCATCATCAAATGCGGCATGGGAAAAACGCTTGTAATTATCTTTGCCTGTCAATTGAATTAAACCACGTCCACGATACTTCCATCCTTCGCCTGAATGCTCATCACCGTTGCCCATACGATTGGCATAAACACGATTAGCAATCTTTTCAGGTTGTCTTTCATAGGGTTTAGCATCTGCTTCAGTTGGAAAATATTTGTGGAAAGTTCCTGTTAATCCCTTTGCGCCATAATTTAGATTTTCCTGTAGAAGTGTGAATCCACCTGATTCATGAGCACATTGTGCAATGAATGCTGATACACGCTCAACAGTATTAATCTCATATTGTGGTAACGCGTCAATCATTGCGCTATACCAATCGCTTATATTTTTTGCCTTTGGTAAGATCTTTTGTAATTGATCTTGTGTAAATTCGAAATCGAATCCTTCAGTCATTTTTGGTTCCTTATAATTATTATTTCCAAATGACCATCTTGAATCTTTCCTTAATTATATTAAAATATTTACATTTCCAATCACTTTGTTCGAAAAAATTTAAATGGTGCCAGTCTTCTTTACGACAAAGTAATTCCTTTGCCGCATCATCCCAATCTATAGACAACAGCCTGGGCTCAATATAATTTTTTACATCAATGATTTCATTATAACTAAAACTATCATACTCCCAATGTAATACCTCAAAAACATTTCCATCTTTATCAGCATAATCCATACTAAAATCAAGTCCCCACTTAGGACGCATGGCAGTTACTTTATATATTAACGGTAAGTTCCTTGCAACAGAATTAAGTTGTTCTAAAGCTTTTCCTGAATATCCTTTTCGCTCAAATAATAAACTATGATTTAAAACAGCATCTTTAGTTTTATACGGTTGAGTAAACCAATCATTTTTAAGAGCTATAATGTGTGATCTATGAGTCTTGCCTTTGGCGTCATTCACACTAGCATATTTTTGCTCTAACCAAGTTAAATCATATCCATTGTGATCAAATAAAGCAATGTCTTCGATTCTTATGGAATCGAATATAGGTTTATCCCAAAATCCATTCTCACCAAATTCATTATTTGACAATACTAAATCACAAGCCATTAATTTGGAACTAAAACAATCTTACGAGTATTAGTTGCAGGGTCAATCATTTCTTGCCAATGATATCCTGTTGGTGGTTGCTGTATAATGGGTGCCTGAGGGTACACTGTTTGTGGTTCAACATATACTGGTTGTTGAATTATTACAGGTTGCTGTGATCTGGCAATTTCATAACCAATGACTCCTGTAATAATTGCAGGAGCAACCCATCCGCCACCCCAACCACAACAATGCGGTCTGTAATGATATGGATTTGGATAATGTGCATTAGCAGTAATTGCAAAAAATACTAACACAGTAAATATAATTTTTTTCATGATTTCCTCCAGGAAAAAGAGCCGATTTTGTGCGGCTCTTTTATTTATAATAAAGTTTAATTACAATATCTATTTTCGTAGTCTAATCTTGCAATAATGTACTCCTTAACAATAGCAGATCTGACAATATCATCTATTCCAAATTCAAATGTTTTGAATGACGGCATCATATCTGCAATAGCCATGAACTTTTTTAATCCAGACATATCTGTCTTTTTATAAAGATCAGTCTGTCTAAAATCTCCGCAGAATATTATTTTTGACCTATCTCCTACTCTTGTAATAATTGAATTTAATTCCATGTCTGTCATATTTTGACATTCATCAACAATAATAACAGAATCATCTAAAGTGATACCTCTGACAAAAGATGTGATTAGAAACTTTACAACTCCTTGTTCTTCTAAACGTTGATATGCGTCATGTCTGCCAAATAAATCTTGGCACACTTCTACGTATGGTTCAGTATATACTTCAGATTTTTCTTTTTCGTCTCCTGGTAAATGTCCAATGTCCCTACTAGGAACCGCCGATCTAACTACTATTACTCTCCTATATGGATTTGTTTTGTCTAAAACCTCTTCTAATGCATGATATAAAGCAATATAAGTTTTCCCTGTCCCTGCTACTCCATGTAGTAACATTATGTTAGAATTCTCATATGCATCAAAAAATAATTTTTGATTATCAGTCAATGGTTCAATTACTTTCATACTTTCTAATCGTAACTTTAACTTATTATTAAGTAATGTTACGTTGTTGATAGATTCTTCTGGCTGTAATTGAATATTATTTTTAGACTTTGCCATGTATGCCCTCTTAAAAAGATAGAAAGGGCAAATAGCCGTTTATTGCTAGTTGCCCTCCGCGGAGTTAAAATATTTAAACATTTTTATCGTCTACTTAATTTGTCTGCCAAGTTACTCTTGTAATTATTACCGTGTATCTTAGACAAGACTTCTTTAAACCCACTATCTGTTTTGGTGACCCCTAGACGGACAGGATCGCCGAGAGCAGGAGCACTCGTGATGTGGGCAGCGTGATTTGTTGATTGGCAATCAGGGCATTCTTTACTTGCTCTGTTTGCATATGTGCACATCACATCGAAAATATTTTCGCATTCATTGCATTTTAATTGATATAGGGGCATTGTTGTACCATTCAGGGTTTTCTCGTTTTTTCCATGATGCAAGATGTTGTTTTGCACCTACGTAATAATTTATATATGATCTGACGGAATTCCCGGAAACCTTAAATTCATCGGGCATTGCAGGAGTTGGTTCAGTGAATTTAGGATGCTCTGCAATTCCTGCAGGTACAAATTTTAATTGCTCTAGTAGACCTTCACGTTCTACTTTATGAACTTTACCATAGCGATAAGTATATTCTCTACATACTGCTTGTAATAAATGCCACAACCACGCATAGTTATCTCGAGATTGTCTTACCCAAACAGCTGAAGGATGATTAATGTGAGTAGACTTATATAATATATTGTCACGCTCGTCAGGAAGAACATACCTAGTTTGTTTTCGACCAGTATTAGAAATGCTAATAGACAGGGTACCATCGAGAAAACGATGGGCAGTAGAAAGAAGTTGAGCATATTCAAGTATCATTTTTACAACGTGTTTGTCGTTGTGTAATTTTGCACATTCCTCAGGATTCGGATGAAGGTAGAATATGTTCACTTGATAATTCCTTTTTAGTGATGACCACAAATCCGTCAACAACATTCCAATCCAAAACATCACCTTCTTTCCAATTCATTTCAGCCAAAAGATCTTCTGGAAAAGGAAGAATAAGTTCGTTTGTTTCTTTATCTTCTTCTAAAGTAACTGTCCATGATTTTTCGTTCATTTAATTGCCTTACTATAATCTGCGATATCTTTATCTAATCTTAATTCAATAAATGTAGGTAAGAATAAACTTTCTACATCACTGCCTCTATCCTTAATACGAGCATTGTATTTAACTGTTGCAATTTGTCCAATCATTGATTGCCTAAAAGAATCACGCTCTTCATCTTTGTAGCCTGAGCCAACATTCACTCGAATCATGCCATCTTCTGATTCGCATACCAAAGCACCAAGACGACCTTTGTTGCGACCTGTACCTTCTTCCCATCCTACAATTCTAAGATCGCATTCTAATTCGCCTTTGAATTTAATTTGTACCTTGGAACGCTTATCTTCCCAGATACCTGTTTTGGATTTTAGAATAGTGCCTTCTTGACCTGCAGCTAGGAAGCTTTCAAATAATGATGTGGCTTGTGCCTGACTATTAACTTCTTTAGTATAAACCAATTCTACATAATGCTTTAATTGAGAATGCTTCTCTTCTAATTTGCTGAGTAAATTAGTTAGTGTAGAAAATCTAGTTGAATAAATTTCTTCAAATTTACCTTTAGTAAAATCTTCAAAAGGAATATAATCCCATAAAGTAGCCCTAACCATCAAGGCTTCTTTTTCGGACATGGTGCCTTTAACACCTTTACTTAAGATACCGTTACCTGTTTTTCTTTCTAATGGCTTTCCACTAGAATCAGCAACCAATAACTCACCATCGAAGATAACATCACCGCCGTATAAATTAGCCAATCGGATGAATGTTTCATCAAATAAGTTATTCGGGATAGTAAGCTCTTTACCATTTCTACTCCTATATTCTACTGTATTGTTTTTAACAATTGCGTTAAACCGCATGCCATCTAATTTGAGTTGACAATAGGCGGGGAAGGCAATTTTGTCGACAAGCTTTTGGTCGAATCCAGAAGCCAACATAACCGGATATGAGGATACAAGGCTTGGCCAGATTTTGTTTGCGGTTGCTTCAGATACTCCGCACCTGAGATCCTTGCCGATAATTCTTTGAATAACACTGGCGTCTGCTTCATTTAATGATTCCAATACATTAGTTAATAATTCAATTGCAGCATTTCCTGTTACGTTTCTAGTGGCAAATTCATTTTCCAATTGATCCATCGCCCATGATAATTTTTTATTACCTGTTGCTTTGTATGATGGAATCTTGCGGATATAATAACTAATCAAAGGATCAAGTGCAAGTTTAAAAACTCTTTGTAATTCTTTATTGTCTTTATTAGTTTTAAGAATTGCTTCTTTTGCTAATCTGGAATTGTCTGAAGCCAAAGAATCAAGAATTTCAAATACTGTCATATATCACCTTTATTAATTTATACCTTATTATAACAGAAAATAGTAACCCTGTCAACCGTAAGGGAATTGTGCTCATTTTTTAAGCAAAAAAAGGATGTTCTTCCACATTTACTTTATAAGTAATACTTTTGTACTTGTGTTTTGTATTGGCGACTTTGATTTTAGCTTTTTCAATATCTTCTAAAGAAGCATATACACCAACAACCGATTGCTTTTTATTGCGACCGATTTTATCTCGCCAAGTTGCTTCTAAAATATATCTAATCATATATCCAATTCTTTGAGAATGTTTTCTCGAATATCATTAATTCTAAAATTCAGAACTTGAATGGCTGTCAATATGTGTCCAGTATCATGTTCTTGAACTAAAGTCTGTAGAAATGCTACTTCTTTTTTTAGGAATTGTAGATGCGTAATTGCGTGTTCAATGTCTTGGTTCATGCTGCCTCCATTCTAGTTGTGTTGGTAATTGTTTCATACATAGTTTCAAACTCTTCGTGCTCTTCAACTTCTTTACTAAAGTTTTGTTTGTGATATACTTTGGCCATTCTACGAAAAGTCTTTTTACTAAGTTCTTGTTTCTCACAAATATCGTTAATAGCCTCACGAATAAATTCTCGCTCACCTTCCATGCGAGCCATGCTATCGGATATTTCTTTCATACAATCAAAGATCGCTTTACGATCTGCGGGGTTTGATGGAATATTCATAATTTAGATCCTTTCAATATCTTCCTCAACACAATTATTTCCATATTGGATTTCTATCACTTTTAATGGCGTGTCACCTTTATTGCAAAGTTGATGCCATTCTTTATTACCAATGTGTATGGTCTGAAATTTAGTATACACACCTAGCAATTCTTTATCTGTACTGTGTTCATTAATTGTATTAACTGTAGCAGTGCCCTCAGCCACAAACCAATGCTCGGCTCTATCAGTATGTCTTTGCATACTAAGTCTTTGCCCTGGCTCAACCGTTAATTCTTTTACTTTAACTTCTTTATCTTGTTCATGTAATACTCTGTAATATCCCCAAGGTCTTTGAGTCTTGGGTTTTCGCCATTCTTCTAGGATCCAAGAAGAGCTATTCTTTTTGTAATTGCCGCCAACTGAAAATTCAAATTTTACTCTAGGGTCTGTAATTTTCATTTCGGGGATATTTTCCTGAGTTCTATCCCCGCCGTTGGCAAAAATAATATCAGTGTCGCTACCATATTCACGAAGTAACTGTGTTATGGCATCAAATGCAGAACCATCGCTATCATCAAAACTAATGATTTGATCTACCATATGAAGATTACCGATAATTGCACAACGCTCATGCCATGGCATAAATGACTGGCCTTTTTTGCGTTGTAGCCATTCATCACTGTTTATTCCAACAATCAATGTATCACCTAATTTTTTAGCTTCTTTTAAGTAATCTATATGCCCAGAATGTATGGGATCAAAGCCACCTGTAACTAAAACTATTTTCATTATCGCCTCATGCTTGAAATTGATTTTGCCTCATCATCACTAAAGATAGGAACGGCATTTGATTTGTGCATAGTACCAATGCCTAAGATCTTGGTACCTGTATATTTTGGAATTTGTTTTGATGAACCAATACCATCGCCAGTATTTCTGCTTGGTATATTTGTAGTTGTAGTACGACCTGCAGGCGTGGTCAATTTATAAGATAATTTTTCTGTTTTAATTATCTTATTAGACGTGCCATGTTTTTTGACAAGCTTTTCCCAATCCGCAGCTAGTTCTCTAGCTCTGCGTGCCTCGTCTGCAGACTTGAATTTAACCTTACCTTTTTTCTTACCTGTAGTCGATAACCAAGGACCTACAATATGCATTGTCATAGAAACTCCATAATAAAATTATATTATAACATCTTTTTCAACGTTTGTCAAATGCTCTGTATTGATTATGGTTAAATACTCTACTATCTGTAATGGGATCGTCTGGAATTTCTCCAGTATATGTCCAACCGTTAACTATTATAGGTTCGGGCTCGTCTCGTTTGAAGTAACGGGCGAACCTTTCAAAGAGACCTTTGACTTTTTTACTTTAGTTACTTTCTCAATCTTTTCGAGAATCGGTTCAGGTGGTTTGGGCGGAAGAATATCAGGGAAGGCTTCTCTGACGATATCCTCAGATAACGTTTTATATTTTGTTTCAAGTTTTTTATCTTTAGCCAAACAAAGTACATCTGCTTCTGTATAATGTATACCTTCGAGCAGTTGTATAAACAAATGTTCTTTTCTTAGTTTGGTCACATTAACATCTGCCTGCAACCAAACATATAGACGTCTAAACTCTGCGTATAAATTAGTTTCAGTAAATCCTGCTTGGATCTTTTCATCTCGTTTAAACGGAGGAGTACCTTCGGGCAAATCCATTTTAACGTTTGGATTAAAATTAATTTGCAATAGTCCTCTTAGTTGCTGACTATCATATGCTCGCAGGATATTGATTTTGTCCTGCCTAGTTTTTACTCTTTCTACCTCTTCAAATACTTGTGGTAAAAGTGTTTTCATTAAAATTCCTCAATCAGTTCTAACATATTTTTCATTTTATGCTCTACAAAGAAGTTGAGTAGCATACTTTTATTTTTATCAGGTTGCCCTGTGTAATTATTTATAATAGAATTTTTAATATTTTCGGGGATTCTTGTAAAGTCAACCAAAGTACGATTACGTTCATATCTTGTTTTAAATACGTCATCTGTTGGCATAGTAGTACAATCAGCCCACCATGCTTCTAATTTTTTAGAAGTAATTGGTTTTTGTCTTTCGCCTGCAACAATACTATCATCTGCAGACAATACATTGGGTACGCCGTCACCCTTATCGCCCTTAATAGTATGCTCAAATATATACTGTTCAGGCGTCATCTCGGGTTTAATGTATTTCTTTTGTACAGGCGAAAATTGTTTTACGTTTTTATATTTTTGCAATTGTATAAAATCATGATCACCTGATACTACCAAGAAAGGTTTAGGGTCGCCCTCAAATAAAGATCCATCTTTAAGATCATTTGTTTGAGACCACTCTGCCAAAACAGCAATTACATC